GGATTAAGCAATTTTAACCAATATATTATTCTTGGTGACGACATTGTTATTAAAAACGATGCCGTTGCAAGAAAATATATTGAGGTGATTTCAAGGTTAGGAGTGGATATCTCTATGCATAAGACTCATGTATCAAAAAATACTTATGAGTTTGCTAAGAGATGAATCCAGGAAGGTAAAGAGATTACTGGTATTCCTTCTGCAGGAATCGTTTCTAATTTTAATAATCCTTTTATAGTTTTCACTATATTATATGATTATTTTAAAATTAAAAACAACCAGTATTTATCTAACCATTCTTTAGTTAAGAGTGTTTACCTTCTTTTTAAAAGTTTTAAGTTTGAATATAAAATTCATAAATCTAAAAAATTAGGTTTTGAATTTTTAAATATTTCAAAATCAACTTTAAAAAGATTAGAAGCTTTTAGTGTATCTCTTGATATAATTTTTGGTTATTACAATTATGATAGATTACGTTCTATCTTATGTAATAATCTTAATGAATTATATCAAGTACCCGGACCTGGAGTAGCTCTTTCAGAATATGAAAGAATTCTAGGTTTCGGATTTACACACATTGTTAGCAATCAGTTATATAAAGGAATGTCTCTTTCTGAAGATGTTATAAATAAATTTAAACATATATCAGATAAGAACACTCTTATTAATATACCGGTTGTTATTTCAATTATCAATTATATAAATCAAATCCACTATGTATGTCAGGAATGAGACTATGATATCTCATCTGTATACAAATGTTCTAAAGAAATTATTTCTTTAGATGTGGATTCTGTTTTTGATAAAAATAGAAGAATTCTTGCTCCTATAATGAACATTGGAAAAATGTTTTTTAAAGGAATTACCAAGGTTAATTCTATTTTAGATGAATCAAAATCTAAAAATCTTAATTTAGATTATGATTATCTAGATCATAAACAACTTCATGATCAAGTGGAAGTAAGTTTCAACATACTTCCGTTGCTTGATATTGCTAATGGTTTATATTACAAGAACAAACTTAAGTACTTCTTAAGTAAGCCACATTCTTCTCTTATTTTAGAAGAAGATGGGCAAACTATTGAAATAGTTCGTCGTCGGCAATAAAGCTTTGTTTTGGTAAATAATACTATACATAATACTCTTGTTTTATGCAAGGGATTAACATTCTACA